AAGAACAACAATCGCAAAGAGTAAAAGATTTCATGAACTATCAGATCATGGATCAAATGAAAGAGTATGAGCCAGAGTTTGATTCTATGTTATTTCATTTACCTCTAGCAGGATCTACATTTAAAAAAATTTATTATGATTCAATGATGGGTAGAGCGGTATCTAAATTTGTACCTGCTGATGATTTAATCGTGCCTTACACAGCAAACAGTTTAGATGATGCAGATGCAATCATACACGTTATTAAAATATCTGAAAACGATTTAAGAAAACAACAAGTGGCTGGATTTTATTCTGATGTAGAACTTACCCCACCAGGCACAGTTGTTAATGATGAAGTTTCAAAAAAAGAAAAAGAATTAGAAGGCACTAAAAAATCTGGAAAACAAATTCCTATGTATACTCTTCTTGAGTGTCATGTGGATCTAGATTTAGAAGGCTTCGAAGACATTGGTCCAGACGGCGAGCCGACTGGTATCAAGCTACCCTACATCGTAACTGTTGAAGAGGGTAGTGGAACGGTTCTTTCGATAAGAAGGAACTATGCGCCCAACGATCCAAAAAAACAAAGAGTCCAATATTTTGTCCACTTTAAATTTCTGCCAGGACTAGGATTCTACGGATTTGGATTGATACATATGATTGGCGGATTGAGTAGAACTGCAACAGTCGCTCTCCGCCAATTATTAGATGCAGGAACGTTATCGAATTTACCTGCAGGATTTAAACAAAGAGGTGTTAGAGTTAGAGACGAAGCATCACCAATACAACCAGGTGAGTTTAAAGATGTAGATGCACCAGGCGGTAATTTACGTGAAGCTTTCTTCCCTCTACCATACAAAGAACCATCAGGAACTTTATTACAATTAATGGGTATTGTGGTTCAAGCAGGTCAAAGATTTGCGGCTATATCCGAATTACAAATGGGTGAAGGCCAACAAAACGCAGCTGTAGGCACAACGATAGCTCTTTTAGAGAGAGGATCTAAAGTTATGTCTGCTATCCATAAAAGATTATACAGCTCAATGAGAGGTGAGTTTAAACTATTATCTAAAATTATATCTACATATTTACCACCAGAATATCCTTATGATGTTGTAGGTGGTGCAAGAGTTATTAAACAAACAGACTTTGATGACAGGATAGATATCTTACCAGTAGCAGATCCAAATATATTTTCTATGTCACAAAGAATTACTTTGGCTCAAACACAGTTACAACTTGCTACATCAAACCCACAAATACATAATTTGTATGCAGCGTATAGAACAATGTATGAAGCGATTGGTGTTAAAAATATTGATGGTATTTTACCACCACCACAACCTGTGCAGCCAATGGATCCAAGTCAGGAACACATTATGGCTATGTCAGGTAAATCTTTTCAAGCTTTTCCTGGTCAGGATCATAGAGCACACATCACAGCTCACTTAAATTTTATGTCTACTAACATGGTTAGAAACAATCCTGCGATTATGGGTCTAATTCAGAAAAATATTTTAGAGCATATTAGTTTAATGGCTCAAGAACAGATACAATTAGAGTTCAGAGAGCAGTTAATGCAGATTCAAATGATGCAACAACAAGCTCCAGTCAACCCACAGGTCGCACAACAGCTACAAATGTTAACTCAGCAGATTGAAGGAAGAAAAGCTGTGTTGATTGCAGAGATGACAGAAGACTTTATGAACGAAGAGAAGAAAATTACCTCTCAATTCGACTCTGATCCACTACTAAAACTAAAAGCAAGAGAAGTTGACCTTAGAGCTATGGAAAATGAACGTAAAAAAGAGGCAGATCAAGATAAAAATGACCTTGCAAGAGCAAAATTAATGCAAGCCAAGGATATTTCGGAAGAAAAGATGGATCAAAACGAAAAATTAGCTAAATTAAGAGCTGGAGTATCGCTTGCAAAGGCTGATAAACCAGGTATAACTGCTATTGAGGTAGAAGAGTAATAAAAAAGGAGTAAAAATGGAAAAATTAGATAAAATTAAACCAGTTACAGTGCAAGACCAAGAAGTTGAAATAGATCCTAGATCTAAAACAACGGCTGATGCTGCATTTAACTATATTGGTACAGGCGGACCTGAACTTGAAGTACAAGGTCAAGGCGCTGTTAGACCTGACAAGAAAAGAAAATCAAAGGCGTACTAATGGCTTGGTTCAGTTTAGCAAAAATAGCTTTGCAGGCTGGTTCAAAAATTTATTCGAACCGCCAAAAGACAAAGATGGCTATGTCTGATGCACAATTGATGCATGCAGAGAAAATGGCTCGGGGTGAAGAGCAATACCAGGGCAAATTGCTAGAAGCTAGGCAAAACGACTATAAGGACGAATTTGTACTCGTGATTATATCGGCGCCCATCATAGTTTTAATGTGGGCAGTTATGTCAGATGACCCTGCAGCGATGGAAAAAGTGAAATTATTCTTTGAATACTTTCAATCTCTACCATCTTGGTTTACTAACTTATGGATACTTGTAGTTGCGTCAATTTTTGGTATAAAGGGTACACAAGTATTTAGAAACGGAGGCAAAAAATAATGGGAATTTTAAGCTACGGCTACAAAGCAATTAAAAATGTCAAACCTAAAGCTATATCTGATGCAACTAAAAGATTTAAAGCCAGAGTTGCTGGAGTAAAATCAGGGGTTAAAGAAGGAACTGATCAATTTCAAAAGCAAAACCCTAAATCTTTAGTAACAGATAAGCAAATTAAAAAAGTTCAAAAAGACACATCAGAAAAACATATGAAAAAAGTTAGAAAAGAATATCTAAGAGCACCTAAAAGAACAGGTGGTAGAATAGGGTTTTCAGAAGGAACACCAAACCGAAACAAAATTTCACCAAGTGAAACAAAAAATACTAAACTTAGAAATCCGTCTCAAGCAGATCCAAGAAAAATTAAAAAGAAATCAGGGCCAATGTCAATTGAAACAGCAATCAAAAGGAACAAAAGAAAAGAATTACAAACACCTATGGGTCGTCTAAGACCTAGAAAAATGGGCGGTGGTAGAATTGGTTACAAAGGTGGAAAACTTGTAGGTGGTCAAAAGAAGATTGATGTAGCAGCACCATTTGGAAAAATTACTGGTGCAGACTTTAAAAAATTAAGAAACAAAAAGAAGGTTATCTAATGGCAAAACTATGTCCAAAAGGTAAAGCAGCGGCGAAGAGAAAATTTAAAGTGTATCCATCGGCCTATGCTAATATGTACGCATCAGGTGTATGTTCAGGAAAAATTACACCAGGTGGTAAAAAGAATAGAGCCAAGAAAATGGGTGGCGGAGTTATTAATATGACTAGAATGAAATATTTAAAAGGAGGACAAGTATAATGGCTGATTTTAATTACGACAAAGACCATCCAAAAGTTCAAAGTTTAAAAAAATTTATAAATAAGAACAGGGAAGAAAAAGGTGATAAAAGAGGTTCAATGACTGACAAAGAAGCTAAAAAATTAGCTGACAAATTAGAAACAAGAACTTCAAAAAGAGTTTCAAAAACTGAAGGATCTTTTAAAAGCGGTGGACCTGTATGCAAACTTGCCACAAAAGGCAAAGGAAGAGCTTACGGAAAAAATTCGTAATGGCTAAAAAAGGATTACGTTCATGGGTGAAGGAAAACTGGGTAGATATTGCCAACAAAAAATCAGATGGCTCATACCCGAAGTGTGGACGAAGTGGTGGAGAAAAAAGAAAAAATTATCCAAAATGCGTGCCCATTGCAAAAGCAAGAGCGATGTCCAAAGGTCAACGTGCGGGTGCCGTAGCAAGAAAACAAGCTAAAGCTAATACAGGACCAACACCATCAAGAGCAGCAACATTTGCAAAAAGAAAAAAAGCGATGATGGGCGGCTTCATGGGTAGAAGAATGGGAATGAGATAGTGAGAAGACAAGATAGACAACCACCAAAAACTAAAAAGTATTTCAGATCTACAAAATCTGGAGCAGGGATGACTAAAGCCGGAGTCGCCCGATACAGAAGAGAAAATCCCGGTTCTAAACTAAAAACAGCGGTCACTGGCAAGGTCAAGTCAGGATCAAAAGCTGCAAATCGACGTAAGTCGTATTGCGCAAGAAGCGCAGGCCAAATGAAAAAATTTCCAAAAGCTGCAGCAGATCCTAACTCAAGACTAAGACAGGCTCGCAGAAGATGGAAATGCTAAATGCAATTAGAAACAGTAATAAACAGACTACTTAGATACATAGATAGACGCACAGATGAATTATCTGTTGCTGTAACGTCTGGGGGTATTGACAGTATGACAAAATATAACTATATAATAGGACAGATAACAGCCCTAGAGGCAACTAAACAGGAACTCTCTAACCTGCTAGAAGATAAGGAGCAACATGGAACAGTCATCGACATCAACGATAAAACTACCGAATAAAGAATTGGTAGGAGTCAAAAAAGAAAAAGATCTAACAACAGAAGATTCAAATAAACTACCGCAACCAACTGGTTGGAGGATGTTAGTTTTACCTTTTAAAATGAAAGAGAAAACTAAAGGCGGGGTTATACTTGCCGAAACAACCTTAGAGAGACAACAAGTTGCGTCGCAATGTGGTTTAGTTTTGAAAATGGGTCCAGATTGTTACAAGGACAAAGAGCGTTATGCTGATGGTCCTTGGTGCAAGGAAGGGGAATGGGTAATGTTTGCCCGTTATGCTGGATCAAGAATAAAGATAGAAGGTGGAGAAATACGTCTGCTAAACGACGACGAAGTTTTAGCAACCATCAAGAATCCTGAGGATATCTTGCATGAATATTAACATCATAGGAGGAAACTATGCCAACTGAAGATAAAAAAACAG